TGGTTGAGCTCTTTGATAGCTGACACAGCTGCGTTGAACTGTCCATTCTCAAACGCTGTCTCTGTTATCTTCCACAACATAGTTCCAGTTTTAGCTGGCGTTATCGCAAACTTCTCTGCTAACTCATCTTGCTTTACTCGTATTGCCTTAACCACATTAGGATGATGTTTACCACTGAGCAGTTTGTTAGCACTTGCTGATGGAAACTCAAAGCCAGCCTTCCTAGCTGCCTCAGTCTGGGAGCAAGCTCCCTCAGTGTAGTGCCACACAAATGAGGCTTGCATTTCAGTCAGCCCAAACTCTTCGTCTTTCTCAAATTGAGTTGGAGCACTCACCAATGGTGTCTTCGCTTTCTTTGGTCTTCCAGCCATGTCTATATCCTTATTATCATTTGTTATCTAACAGTGTACCAAGTGCAGTGTACAGCCTCCAAACACTTCTGTAATTGCAACCCCTATAAACCCCTTTCTATTTATAACCATGCTAATTAATTAATTTTTATATATATAATAATAACCTAGTAACCTATAACATACAGAAAGCCTTATAAATAAAGGAAATCTTGACAGTGTACTACTCAGTGTACCTCTACCCAAACATTCCCTCTCAGATACCCTTTTTCTACACACATCAACAAAATTACGCACATCTGTGCTCATCTGTCTAGTTCCCTCATCACCTCATCTTTCGACTTAAAGTGTACCCTAACAAAGTATTTCCTCACCAAAGCCACTATTGTGAACACCAGAGTTTGCACTCCAGCTGTGACTGGCACACTCAGTTCAAGCCAAGTGGTGACAGACAAGACAACAAAAGCAATAGGAAACGCCATGAAAAAACCTATGGTCACATCGCTGACAGCTTCTCTCATGGCACTCCTATCTAGTGTCATATGTCACCCTCAGACTCGCCCTAATACCATGTGCATTGAGCTTCTCTTTGAGCTCCTCTAAAGAGTTATCACTCTCAGGTCTAATGACCACACCAGAGTGCACATAAAGAGCTTTAACAGTCTTTTTCTTCTTCATATAGCCTCAAATAAATAACTCCATTTGTCCTGTTTTACTAGAATTGACATTATTTTTATTAACATCTACAACCCCACCATCTATTTTGGGCTTTCCATTTAATCTTTTTTTTCCGTTTTTTGTTGACACATCCCACAATAAATCACGTTCTTTTGGATATTGTAGTGACCATTCAACATTAGATTTGTTTAACAACTTCCTAGATTTTTTGTTTAAAGGCAATATATAGCGAAATTGTTTTCCATGAATTTTTTTTATATTTTTGTGGTCTAAAAAATCTTGTGTTAGCCAATATATTTTCTTTGCTTTTCGATTATCGAAAAAGTTAGGATTCTTCTCCAAAAGAAACTCAACATTTTCATCACATAATGCTTTAGAAGAGCGAGGATGTATTTTTTCTCCATCCTTACTTATATAGATTTGTGTCCATATAAAACCGCCATACAGAAAGTTCGAGGCTTGATAAACATAACCAGCTTTGCCCATAATTCCATCTGCCCATGTAAAAAGGAATTTTTTTTCAGGATGATATTTTTTAATCCATAAGACTACCGAAGAAACCATTTGCGATTCTGAGTTTCTTGGCATTTCTTCTAACATACACATCTTGCCTATCTCATAATAATCATTCGTATCAAAACCATTAAATAGTTTATTAATAGTTCCTTTTGGTTGTGTTCCCCATCCTAAAGTTAAAACCCCAGTAAGTTTGTTCCCTAAGAAACAACCTAGAAAGTGTTTAGTTAATTTAGGCATAACCTTTGAATAATGAGTAGATTGGATAAAATCAACAGCAACATTTTTTGGTATATCTCTAATTTTAAAATCGTATTTCATAAATCACCACAATATAACGTAGAGTTGCTATTTGTTTCTTCATTTAATCATCTCCAAAGTTGGCGTTGAACCCACCACTGTCGTTTTCTACAGCTGTGTAGCTCAAGTCATAGACCTTTTTACCATTGGTTCTTCTGGGTTCGATGCCTCTTTCGTGTAAGACACGACTGGCATCTTTAATGTCTGGCATCCTTGGGGCTTTGATGCCCAAATCCCTTAGCAATTTGGTCATTTGCACAGGTTTGGTGCTTTCACTGTCAAAATTAACATGTTCTAGCAATAAATCCTCCACACTCGACTGAGTTCTGTATATTTCATTGGAATCTTGCAGTAATTCTCTTTCATCTGGGCTCAAAAACCAGTTTTTCTGACCTTTGATGTACATAGTCTCCTTTACCTCAGCCCACATCTGTTGCATATCCACACCATGATTGACATTGATATCTTTGACAGCGAGAACCCAAAATCTTCGATTACCAGAGGTATCAGTCAAAAATTCTCTTGCGTTGACACTCGCATAAAAAGCTGTGCGTCTTTGATAAGTCGTAAATGCTCTGTCATAAGGTAATCTAAGCTCATCTGTCCTTGCAGTAACAAAAGCTTTCAGCTGGTCGATGTCTGACTTCTTAAATGTGCTCTCAATCTCACCTAGCTCGACAATCCAGTGTGAGACAGCCCTCTTGACACTATCCTTGTCGCTTGGGTTGAGGGTAGCTCCTTCTAGTAACCAACCTTTGTCATAGTCACACAGTCGTTTGAACCATAGTGTTTTACCCAGCCCTTGAGCACCTTGTAATACCAGTATTCCCTCTAGTTCCACTCCTTGCTCCTCATAGGCAGCTGCCACACAGCTGACCAACCACTTCTTCATCAGCATTTCTTTCAGTTGGTTACTTTCATGTGTGGTGAGACTGTCTAAGAAGGTTTGTAGTCTTGGTTCGCCATCCCAAGGCTTACTATCTATCCACTCAACCACCGGGTTGTATTCTTGTGCCAGTATCTTCAGATAATCTCTGACTTTAGTGTGGGGTATGCCCATATTGATACATCTGTCCTCTACCTCTATCAGAGAAGCCTCCTCCTTCATGTCAGCGATGAATTGGGTGTTAGGTATCTCTATTTCCATTCGTTTCTTAATGACGTTGTAACGCACTTCAACACTATGGGTTTGAAGAACCCCTTTCACGTTGTCCTTGGTGTTGAGAAACCTTCCATTGGCATTGCGTTGAAAGTCATACTCGATGGGTAGGTCAAGTTTCTGTAATGAGGGTATCAGCTCACCCTCCAGTGCATCATTCTTGTGGTCGTTATAGTCTCCTTGGGTCTGAGGCATCAAAACCTCTGCATTTCCTTTGTTCTTCAGTATCAACTGACAAGCTTTACTTGCCTCCTTCTCACCAGTCTTACTGTCATCGTTATCAGCAATAAATATGTGTTTCTTCTTGTTAAAGAACTCAAACATAACCTCAGCGACAGGCGATAGGTTGTAAGCGTCAAAACTAACGACCACAGGCTGTGAGTAGTCAGCGTAAATACTAGCAGCAGTAGCGTAACCCTCTGCATAATTAATAATGTCACTGTTCTTTAATATCTCTTGTCCTAATATAAAAAAGCTACCGCTTTTTTTGGAACCAGTAAGAAACTTCTTTGAGCCATCGTCATTAATATATTGGATGCCCACTATCGTCAGCTGTTTGTCGTATAGAGGTATCATCAACACCCCATCAGAGCTAATTCTAAGCCCATAGGAGAGCACTTTCTTTCTTTCTAGGTAAGGATGCTTCTCACAAGGTTGTGCTTCAGCCCAGAGGCTTTGTGCACGCTTTGCAGCCTTTGAATACTTCTCCTCTTGTTTGATGTTGGCTTCTTTTCTCAGAGCTTCTATCTCTGCCTTGGCTTCCTTAGTCAGTGCAAACTTCTTTTTATTTTCTGGTTTCCATGTCGCTGTAGGAGAATCAGCTGAGAATCGGTAGTCACCCAATCTGCCAAAAGGCACAGATTGACCAAGCCACAGCTGATACCACCCACAGAACTTACGCTTGCCACCAACATTGATGTATGCTCGACCTACTGAGCCATCAGTGACTAAGCCTTTCTTGGGGTCTGGTTCCATGTGGTTCTCTTGTAAAAAGTTGGAGAACTCATGGATTAAATCTGTTGTAAATGGTTTATCAAAATTCTTCGTAGGGCGTGTTATTTTTAGTGACATCAATTATCTCTTTTAGTTAGGTCTGTTGCAGTTTGTGGTAAAGTGTGTAAAATACTACAAGATTTTATTTAATTAAGCAAACAAAAAAAGGAGACTGATATGAGTTTGACAATAAAAAGTGAGGGTGACTTTGAAGCTTTGGCTGTGGGTCAGTATGAAGGCGTGTGTTATCGCATAGTAGATATGGGTACTAGGGAAGAGGTCTACAAAGACAATCCCCCTAAGAAAAGAACAACAGTGCAAATTACTTTCGAACTGCCCAATGAAAAAATGGATGATGGCAGACCTTTGAGTATTTCCAGAACTTACACACAAAGTTTATTTGAATCCAGTGCACTCAGAAAAGATTTAGTATCTTGGAGAGGCAAGAACTTCACACCAGATGAAGAAGCTGGTTTTGATATTACTAATCTATTGGGCAAGAACGCTCTGATAGAAGTAGGTCATACAGAGAATGGTAAAGCAAAGATAGCTGGTATATTCAAACCAGATGGTGGTGTACAAGATACAACCACACACAATGAGCTAACAGCTTTTGATATGGATGTGTACTGTGATGAGTTCAATGGTAACTCTAGTGACAAAACTAAGGCTATGTGTGACATTTTTGACACACTTCCAGAGTGGCAACAAAAAGACATTGAAGATAGTTTTGAGTTGAAAGCAGCTAAAAAGGACAGCAATGCGTCTGTAGAAGAAGCTGTAGTGGTAGAGGAAGAGTCTAATGGCTTGGCAGACTTTCAAGCAGAAGACGACAATGACTCTGTGCCATTCTAAATAAGGTTTCCTGTGGGTGGTGTTTTTCTCTTATCTCACACATCAAGTAAATTCCACCCACACCCCCTTTAATATGACAGATAAAGATATGGTTAATCACCCACCTCACTATGAGAACCAAGGTGAGGTTGAGTGTATTGACTACATCAAACAACAACTGGGCGACAACTTTAGATACTACCTAGAAGGTACAGCCATCAAGTATCTGCATAGGTTCAAGTACAAAGACAAAGAGATAGAAGATTTAGAAAAACATCAGTGGTATGTCAGTAAGCTCATACAAGAGCTCAAAGACCAAGACAACCAGATGATAGAAGAAGTAAGGAATTTCATTGAATAGTTTAGAGTATGACATCTATAACCTACCATCAGCCATAATGATGGAACACCAAATGTCTCCAGATACAATACAAACACTCAACACTTACTTAGACAAAGAATTACAAAATCCAGACAGACAATCACTCAGCAATGAGTTGGTAGGACAGATACATCAAGGACAACAACTGTCTATGGATTTTGAGTGCGACCAACTCAAAGACTTTAGAGCCATGGTTGAGAACTTAGGAGTGGCTTATCTTAGACACTTTGTAGAACAGACAGGAACCATGATAAGACCTAAGCAAGTCGTGACAGATAAGCTATGGTCAGTGCACAGCTATGAGGGTGACTACAACCCTATACATGACCACCTGACAGCTTCACCTATGGGTATTAGCTTTACTACTTGGACAAAAGTGCCAGAGCAGATAGGTAAGACAGCTGATGGACAAGAGGTAGAGGATTACAATTTATACAACTCATCTGGAGTAATAGATGGGTATATCAATTTCACATATGGTCTTAACCAGACCTCTGATCCAGAGAGGTTAAGACCTTCACAGTCTCGATATGTGAAACCAGAGGAGGGTAAGTTGTTATTGTTTCCATCTTGGATGCAACATGCAGTTTACCCTTTCTTTGGTTCAGGAGAGAGAAGGACAGTAGCTGGCAATATGAATTGCTTTGACGTAACAGAAGAACAAATGAAAGGAGCGAAAGATGGAGTTTAAAGAAGGTCTGTATGAAGACATACCCTATGAGCAATATGATTCAATACCAGCGTTTAGGTCACATGACTTAACCAGTGTGATTAAGTGTCCATATACATGGAAGAACAAGAAAGGGTTGACACCCTCTCCAGCTTTGCTGGAAGGCAGAGTGCAACACACAGTGTTCTTAGAACACCATAAGTTTGACGAGGAGTTTGTTATACAGCCCAACATAGACAGAAGAACCAAGGTAGGTAAAGCTGAGTATGAAGACTTCTTAGCTACTGTTGGTAACAGAACTCCTATCACACAAGATTTATATGACCTCTGCATGGAGAGAAGAGAGCTGGTCAAAGAGTACATACCTAAAGAAGACCACAAGGTCGAGTGCACATTGATGTTTACTTATCATGGTCATCCATTCAAATGTAGGATGGATTGGTATGACAATGTAGATGTGTGGGATTTAAAGACTTGTAGAGATGCTTCTTTCAGAGGATTCAAGCAAGCCATCAACTCTTTTAACTATCATATGCAAGCAGCTCTATATGTTGATGCTTGTAGGTCTTTAGATTTGCCAGCTGGTAAGTTTAACTTCCTAGCACAAGAGAAGGCTCATCCTTATCCTTATGTGGTTTATACCTTGTCTGATGAAGCCATGGAGTATGCTAGAGCTAAGAACCAACAGGCTTTGTCTTTGTTACTCAGATGTAAAGAAGAGGATAAGTTTGTGCCCTATGGCTTAGAAGGAACCCAAACCATAGAGCTAGGAGACTTGTATTAAATCTTTTTAAATACTAACAATGGTTCATTATTAGCTGTATTTTTTGCAAAAGTTTGTTTACTTAATTCTAAATAAAAAACATCAGTCAAAACAAAACCAGACTCGATAGCATAGTTTTTTGTTCTTTCAACAAAGTCTGGTAAGCCCTTAGTATCTTTTATGTTTAGAATCATGTGCCCATTTTTTTTTAAATTTTGATGACTATTTTGTATGGTGTTTTTCAAAAATCCATCGTACCAACTTTTAACATCTGGATATTTAAGATAACTTTGTGTTGCCTCTCCACTATATCTTTCCAAATCAAAATAAGGTGGGCTTGTAAAACATAAATCAAAATTATTTTTTTCTACAAAATTTTCACTGCCCTCCATATGTATTACAATTTTTTTGTTTTGGCTAAACATGTCGTAGTTATTATTAAAGTCTTTAATCAAATTGTTTAACCCTGTGTGTGTTTCAAAACATGGTTCTAATCCTGTGTAACTGGTGACTCTTTTGCTTTTAATTGCACCTAACAACCTACCACCATAACCAGAAGACATATCTAAAACCTTGCCATCTCCTGAAAACATATCATAAACAGCTACAGCAGAAGTAGGTCTAAAATTAGAAACAGTTTGTACACCAGAATAACTTTTTAAAATTTTTCTAATCCCGGAGTCTGTTATGTAAGTTCCAATTTTTAGACGTTTTTTTATTGCTTTTAAAAAAAGAATATCATCCTCGAAAACTTGCATAGGTGTTTTCATGTTGTTGCATATAACAGAAAAACTATGTGGCATGTAAGACCAAGCCAAACCTAATGCGTGCATAGTTTGTTTTATGTTTTTGCTTTTTATAATGTTAGAACAATCGTAAACAAAAAACTTTCTAAACTCGTTATCCCTGTAATCAATAGAAGTGCTGTAAAAGGGAAAACCTTTTTTTCTGTAATAGTTAAAAATTTTGTTTGCATAAACATCTAACTGTTTTTCATCAAAATCTTTCCAGTAAGATTCGTTCTGATAAATACTTTCAATCATATCGTAAATTTAGTCACAGGTAGGCTTCAGGTCTTTGTAGTCTGGGTAGTGACCAGCACACACCATGTCAGTGTAATGCTGTTGAGCTAACAGCTCATCTTGGTAATCCATAGCACCTACAAAGCCCAACATCACAAATATCAATATGGTTATAAACCAGCTTTTAAGATTCATTGTTCTTCTCCTCTGCTATACCCACCATGAAACCAGCAACCTCTTCTACTGATAAGGGGTTCAAGGTAGTAGACATCAATAGTATAGCTATCTGTTTTCTTTGAAATTCATCTAGCTCTGACAACATGCAGACAAGTTGTATCATTTCTTCGTCACTCATTATGCTCTCCCTCTTAACTTTTCAAGAATATTAGTATTGTGGTTGATGTTGGCTCTTGTATAACGTCTGTCTACATATTGACTACCAGAGTAATGAAGCTCTGAAGTTTCTTTCAAGTCTTCACCTAATATGTAATTCAAATGGTCTACTTGTGCCTTGGTTAAATTTATTTTCATAATCCTCTCCTTTGATTTTTGCGTTTGATACGCTCTCTTCTCTTAGCTCTGTCTTGGTCAGTTAAACCTCTATTCTTATGAACAGAATTAATAGCACTGGTTGGTGCTGAACTTATGCTTGTAAATTTAGTCATAACTTACACCTTTGAACCATAAGGAGTTACAGAAGTTCTATAAGTTTCCATGTGGCAATCAGAACAGTAGTATGAACCTTTTTTTCTGCGATTGTTACAATCTGTATATTCGCAATACATTTTGCCCATTATCTCTGTCTCATATTTTTCTTTATCGCTCATAATCTTCTCCAGTAAGAGGGGTGGCTTACGCCACCTCCTTTAGTTTTCTGTCAATTCTAGCTTTTGCATCTTTTAGTCTATGAGTAACATTAAATTTACCATTAACTGAAAATCTATACATAGTGTAATAGTATTCACTATCAACTGCGTTAGCATATCTTTTACAGACTATCTCCACACCTTTATAGTTTCTTATTAAAGTTTTCATTTCTTCTCCTTTGTTATTAATCTCACATGTCTATAATAGCATATGTGCACAAATGTGCAAGTATTTGCACAAAGAAATATTAATTAATTTTAAGGGATAGCTTGGTACAAATCTATCGACCTTTGCTTGTCGCAT